CAATTACTGATTCAAATGGTGTAACATGGGGTGTGGATAGCCTGAATGGACTTGCTGCCACTGGTGTGGGAGTAGCTCAAGATGTGATATCGTCAAATAATTTACAAGAAGTAGGTCAAGCAGGGGGTCGTGCAGGTCAGTCACTACAACAATTATTAGGTGATGATGCAACAACATCTGCTATCAATGCAACATTTGCATCAATGGCAGTCAATGCTCTTGGTGGACAAACAAGTGCAGGAGGTGTTCTCGCAAGACAAACTGGATCAATATTAAATCCAAACATGGAATTATTATTTGGTGGAGTTCAGTTAAGACAGTTTAGTTTTAGTTTTGATTTTGCACCCAGAGATGAGAACGAAAGTATTGTAATTAAAAAAATTATTCGTGCGTTCAAAAAAAGTTTAAATGCAAAAAATAGTTCAACTGGTGAAAATAAAGGTACTGGACTCTTTATAAAATCACCAGACGTATTTCAATTAACTTATAAAACTGGTGCAAGTAATCATCAGTTTTTACATAAATTTAAACCAATGGCTCTCTTAAATATTGGAGTCAATTATACTGGTGCAGGAACATACGCCACTTATGATAATACCGCACCCGTTCATACAAAAATTGATCTTACATTCCAAGAGTTGAATCCAATCTACTCTGAGGATTATGATACAGAAGAAGGTTTGGAGGGCACAGGATTCTAATGGGATACTTCAGAGAACTACCAAATTTACAATATCAATCACCATATTCAAATCGTATTTCAAGTGATAGTTATATAACTGTAAAAAATTTATTTCGTCGAATGAAAATACGTGATGATTTACAAAATGTATTTACTGTTTTCAATAAATTTACAATAAATGATGGTGACAGACCAGACACTGTTGCAAAAGATTTGTATGGAAAATCTACACTTGATTGGGTTATTTTAACCACAGCAAATATTATTAATGTTCGTAATGAATGGCCACTATCAAGTAAAGAATTATATGATTTTGTAGTTGAAAAATATGATCTTACAGAAATTAATCAAGTCAGACATTATGAAACAACTGAAGTCAAAAATGATCGTGGAATAGTTATTTTACCAAAAGGTAAAGTAGTAGATGAAGATTTTAAAATACCAAATCCAGAAAATATAAACGCAGAATTAAATCCTGTGAGAGGAGTAACATACTATGAATATGAGCAAGATAAAAATGAGGAAAAGAGAAATATATTTGTTCTTCGTTCAGAATATTTACAACAATTTTTAACAGACATAAGAAATGAGATGACCTATAAAAAGTCATCCCAATTTGTGAACGATAAATTAATTAAAACAGAAAATACTAGAGTAACAAATTAATTATTCCTCTGCAAGTTTCTGAAAATATGAGAGTGCATCATCATCATCCTCATTCACAGATGATGGTGTTGTAGATACAGCAGCAGTAACTAACTCTTCAGCAGCACCACGATCAGTATCTTCCTCCTCTATTGAACTGGTTGGTCTTTTACTACCAAGTACATACTCTAAACGTTTCTTCAAGTCATCATATGATTTGAACTGATCGGCATCAACAAACTCTTTAAGAGAGTTTTCTTTCTTCCAAACAGATTCAAGTGCGTCGTCGTCATCAAGTAAAGGAGTTACAGCAGTAAATTCAGAACTATCATAGTTTCTGTATCCTGCTACATTCTTTGCTTTCAACTTGAAATTAGCACCTTGCCAGAAATCGAATGGATCGATTGCTTCTTCATCCTCAAACTCAGGTTGCATTGCTGCTGTGAGTTTATCAAAGATTTTTTTACCATACTTATATAAGAATACTTTTCCTTCGTTATCAGGATTAGCAGGGTCTTTTACAACATAAATGTTACTGATGTATGTAAGTTTACGTTTCTGTTTACGAGCAGCATCCTTACCTGCATCTGTTCCATTATTCCATAACTGAGAGTTATACTCTGATACTGGATCTTTACCACCAAGAGTAGTAAGACTGTTCTCTATGTACCATCCACCAGGACCTTGGAATGCATGACTATACAGTTTTACAAACGGTAGATCTTCACTGTCTGGTGCGGGTAAGAATCGAATAACGGCATATCCGTTACCTGATTTATCACATTCTAGTTTCCACAAACGGTCATCACCTGATGCTCCGTTAGTGTTTAATTTTTCAACTTCTTTAACTAACTTTGCAGTTAAAGAACCTAATTTTGATTGCTTTTTAAGATTAGCAAATGACATTTGGATACCTCGGATTAAATTGGATTTCTTTGGATGTTTAGATTATAATAGATTTAATATGATTTGTCAATGTTGTCTTTAAGTTTTGAGATTGTTTCACTCATTCCCTCAAAGAGCAATTTCATATCAGTTCCTTTGGGAAAACCCATTAAAGGAATTGTTTTATGTAAATGTTCTTTCATTTTAATAGCTTCAGTATCATCAGATAATGACAGACGAGCATACATAACTTTCTGTCTATCTAATAATTCCATTAAAAGATCAATGTGTTCCACCTTTTCATCATATTCCATTACAGGAAACTGCATTACATTACTAAAAAGCATCTTTTGAAGTTCATTAATTTCTTCAAGTTCTTCTTGAATGATTTCTGAATCAAAAAATTTACTCATTTACAATCTCTCTTAGAATTTTTTTATATTGGAACACATTAATATTTAGGAAAGGAATATATTTTTTAATTTTCAAACTGACGGTTTCCCACACAGGGTCTTTTAACTTTCGATTAAATTTTTTCCCAAAAGAAAAGATTTTTTCGAAGATTACTAAAGTTTCTAAACTTATTTCTCCTCCCAGATATCTTTTGAGTATGACTGGATGACCTTTCGAACAATTGAAAACTTCTTCTAATTCTTTTTCCAATAGTAATTTCTTTGATTGTTCTTTGAATAAGTAAGTCAAACTCTGTTGTCGTCTCATCCAATCTGCGTACGTTCTTTCTCCAGAATTTATTATTTCTCCAATCCATAAGTTTTGTGGTGTTTCAGTAGTTACAAAATTTGATAATAAAAAATCAGTGATCTGCTGATCAGAATATTTTCTAGATGTTTTCTCAAACCAATACTTATCTTTTCTTTTATTGAATGATGCCATAGTCGCTCTTGACTTTCCACCATATTTAAAAAAGTCATATCTTTTATTTGTAAAATGACTTTTCATTGAGAGATAAGTTTGATAGGTTTCAAACGGTGTCACTTTCATTCACTTCCTCACTTTCTAATTCTGTAATAGCATCAACAGGAACCTCATTCCCATCAATTGAATACCAATGTTGATTCATACCAATACTATCAGGTCTCACACCCAAATATTGCAAGTCAGGGAAAGAATGCTCACGTAACATTGCTTGCAATCTCCAATGTATTAGTTCAGATTTTTTCATTATAAAGGTAGTTTAGCACGAGAAGTCTTCTTCATAAAGTTTAACTGAATTGCATCATATTTCAACCTTTCTTTAAGAGGTTTTGTAACAAGTTTAGATACTGATTGTATTTCAATATCATTCATCTCACAATACTGACATATTGCATCAATGTAATTGATTTTTTCTTCAGCAACTATTTTCTCAATCTCCATTGAAAATTTAGTAGGAGTTATAAACTTACTCTCTATTGCTTTTTCGAGTTCTTTATTTGGTTCCATAAAACTCCAGTTTGTCTTTAACAAATTTGTCGATGTATCTACCAAGAAGTCTGATATACTTGGCTTTGTCAGTTTCTTCATAAACAACGCATTCTCCATTTTCACATGCCATAATAATGACTAATTTTTTTACGGCTATATTTTTCATTTCATATAGCATACAACCATACCCCATAGCTTGAACAAAATAATGTTCAATCCACTCTCGTGGTTTAGGTTTCTTAGATGTTTTGAAATCTATTATTGCTAATTCACCATCATGTTCTGCGATACAATCAACAGTTCCAGCAATTCCTAGTTGTTTACTATATAGTGCACCTTCTAGGGTATGAATTTCATTAATTCTACTCAACTCTTTTTTAGATATTTTGAATAGAAAATTAGATATTGGAGGAACCTCTGGCAACTTATCATTTTTA